TAGCTAATCAACGCGGAGACTAATCATGGCCAAGATTAACAATCTACCTGCTTCTGCATACGCCAAGCCACACACAATGGATGGCAGACCTGTAGGCATATCCGAGAACCCCGGTTCTGGCGTCAATCGCAGTAAAGCTGACACCGTTAATATGTCTATTGGCAACATCAGTAAATCCGCTGGTAACGAGCCTACTAAAACATCCGGTATCGTCACCCGTGGTAACGGCGCGGCGACCAAGGGAATTATGGCCCGAGGCCCAATGGCATGAACTACGCTGAACTTAGCGCTGCTATTCAAGCGTACACGGAGAACACGGAAGCAGATTTCGTGGCTAATATTCCCGTGTTCGTTAAGCAGGCTGAGCAGCGTATTTATAACTCGGTTCAGTTCCCGTCTATTCGCAAGAACGTGATAGGTGTAACAACCACAAACAACAAGTACCTAGAGTGCCCGTCAGATTTTTTGGCGGTGTATTCAATGGCGGTTATTGATGCCTCTGGGGAATACGAGTATTTGTTGAACAAAGACGTCAACTTTATCCGTCAAGCGTACCCACAGCCAACAGATACAGCGATCCCAAGGTACTACGCTTTGTTTGGCCCTCAGTCAACCAATGCGGCTGAGTTGTCATTTATTCTTGGCCCAACACCCAACGCAATCTACAACATTGAATTGCATTACTACTTTTACCCACAGTCTATTGTGACTGCGGGTACTACATGGCTTGGTGATAATTTTGACACGGTGTTGTTATACGGTTCTTTGGTTGAGGCGTACACCTACATGAAGGGTGAGCAAGACATGATGGCGCTGTACAACCAGAAGTTCATGGAAGCTCTTGCGTTGGCCAAGCGTCTGGGTGATGGTATGGAGCGTCAAGACGCTTACCGTTCTGGTCAGTTCCGTCAGAAGGTAACTTGATATGTCAATTATCCAGACCCAGACCACATCGTTTAAAGCAGAGCTTTATCAAGGCATACACGATCTGACGACCGACGTTATTAAGATTGCTTTGTACACGGCTAACGCTAATCTGAACGAAGACACAACTGTGTACAGCACGACTAACGAGATAGCCAATACAGGCACTTACTCCGCTGGCGGGGCACAGTTAACACCCATCACGGTGTCGTCCTCTGGGTACACAGCCTACGTAGGCTTCCCAAATATCTCGTGGACAGGCGCAATCACGGCTCGATGCGCTTTGATCTATAACGTCACACAGGGTAACAAGTCTGTGGCCGTGCTTGATTTTGGATCTGATAAGACATCCACCACAACTTTCACCATCACAATGCCAACTAACGGCCCAACCACTTCGTTAATTCGCAGTTCCAACTAAGGAGTCAATATGACCACGGAAAAACTCAAAGTAACTGACCATATTTCTAGCGGTTTTATTGCCGGTGCAAAATCTGGCGAACAAGCTACTGCTACAGGCGTTTACCACATTGAGTGCCACGATAAAGACGGCAAACTCAAGTGGTCTGCCGACTCTCAAAACCTAGTAGTTAACGTGGGCCTTCAGTACATGGCGGGTTCCGCTTTGACTTCAGTCACCCAGATTACCACTTGGTACATTGGCCTGTATGGTTCTGGTGCTACAAACACACCTGCGGCTGGCGACACAATGGCTTCCCACGCTGGTTGGACTGAAGTTGTGCCTTACAGTAATGCAACCCGTGTGCAGGCTACGTTTGTAACTGCAACTGCTCTTAACCCATCAGTTGTAACAAATGCGGCTTCTCCAGCTACGTTTAACATCAACGCAACTTCCACTGTTGGCGGTGCGTTCTTGACCAGCGGTAGTGCTAAGAATGGTACGACTGGCACATTGTTCTCGGCGGCTGACTTTAGTGCACCGGGCGACCGATCAGTGGTTTCTGGTGACATTATCTCTGTAACGTATACATTCAGCTTGGCGGGCTAATATGTCAGCGTGGGGCGGCGGCGCTTGGGGTGAAGGTGGCTGGGGCTTCACGGCTTTTTCAAGCGCGGTCGATGAGACTGCAACGGGTACAGATGCGGTAGCGGCGGCAAACAGTGTTAGTGCTTCGGTTGATGAGACTGCTACGGGATCGGATACTGTATCAAGTTTGGTGCAGATCAATGCGGCGATTGATGAGACAAGTGCAGGTTCAGATGCGATAAGCGCAACGACAACGTTTGGTTCTGAGGTTAGCGAGTCAGCGACAGGTAGTGATGCAATAAGCGCCATTCCGACATACGGGGTGTCAGTCAGTGAGACTGCTACTGGGTCTGATGAAGCGGCGGCGTTTGCCAACTTCTTGGGTCAGATTCTTGAGACAGCGACAATCACAGATGAGACAAGTTCAGCTTTCACGTTCTTGGCGTATATTGTTGAGAGTGCAACTGGGACAGATGATGTAGCGAGTAGTTTGTCTATTGGGGCTTCAGTTGATGAAACGGCTACGGGCAGTGATTCTGTAACAAGTACTCCAACGTATGGGGTGTCAGTCAGTGAGACAGCGACTGGTACAGACGTAGATGCGGCGGCGGCAATTTTTATAGCTTCCATTGTGGAGTTGGCAACAATATCGGATTTAGTACTTGGACGGCCTTTGTGGGAAATTATTGATGACACGCAGACCGCAAACTGGCAAAATATCAACAACGTTCAGTCTTCGGGCTGGACACAGGTTAGTGACACCCAGAGTGCTGGGTGGACACAGATCGACACGAATTAGGAGCATTTAAATGGCTACAGGCGCAACAGGACAACTAGGTTTAGCTCTTCCCGTACAGGGCGAACTATCTGGCACATGGGGCGATACCGTTAACAATGGTATTACGCAGTACACCAACATTGCGATTGCTGCGACATTAACCCTGACAGGCGACGGCGCAGTTACCTTAGCTAACACCACTGGCGATGCTTCAGCTTCTAACATCACATCTACTCTGGCAGGCGCGGGTACTGTAACGGCTCAGTTTGCCATCGTCCGAGTGTCTGGCACAACGACTACCAAAGTAGTTACTGGCCCCAGCTATAGTAAAACATACCTTGTTGATAACGCATCTTCTTTTGTCGTTACGTTCAAAGCATCTGGTCAGGCTGGCGTTTCCGTGGCGGCTGGTGAAAAAGTCACTGTGTACTACAACGGCACAGACTATGTAAAGATTGCCGGTACGATTGCCAACGCTGCTGGGTCTAACACGCAGGTTCAGTTTAATAACTCTGGGTTGTTTGGTGCATCAGCTAACTTGACTTGGAGCGGCACGGTTCTGGGCACAACTGGGTTCACAGCGTCTTCTGACTCTACGTTCACGTCTACTGGTGCTTTAAGCATTAGCAAGGGCACGACGGGTCAACGACCAACACCAGCAAGCGGTATGCTCCGATTCAACACCACAACAGTGGAGTTTGAGGGTTACAACGGCACTGCATGGGCTTCTGTGGGTGGTGCGGCTCTAAGCAACGACACATCTACAGCAACTAACGTCTTCCCACTGTTTGCCAACGCTACATCTGGCACGGCTTCAACGCTGTTTACCTCAAACGCCAAACTGCTGTACAAGCCAAGCACTGGTGAGCTTTCAGCTTCTGTTGTGAACGCAAGCAACGGCATCTACGTAAACAGCCAATCTATTGCTGTGAGTTATACAATTGCCGCAGGGTACTCTGGTATGTCATCAGGCCCAGTTACGATAGCTTCAGGTCAGTCAGTCACAGTCGCCAGCGGTTCACGCTGGGTCGTTTTGTAAGGATAAATTATGAGTTCAATAGTTATTGCTGGCGACACAAGCGGTTCAGTCACACTACAAGCCCCTGCGGTATCGGGTTCTACTGTTTTAAACTTACCCGCTACTAGCGGAACAATCCAAGCATCTGGTGCGGGTTACACAACCAATGGTGTGGCGTATGCAACAAGTGCAACTGGATTGGCTACTGGCTCTACGCTTTCTTACAACGGAACACGGCTTTTAATTGGTGGTGTGTCAGCAGGAACTGTGGCGCTCTCCATCCCCGCTGGAGACATAACAAGCGATGTTTCTTCTGGTTCATTTGCGGTAGGTAACTATGGTGATACATCATCTGCACTACGATTAAGCACTCGTGGCTTTACGAATTTTATAACTGGCGCAACTGATGGCACTAACGGCACAGAACAAATGCGCATAACTTCGGTAGGTCTAGGTATTAAGACAAGTTCACCTATTGCCCCTTTGACTGTACAAGGAGATTCTGGTGGTCTTGGTATTAGCATCATTGGTCGTTCTACTGGTCAAAACGAA